TAGTGAAATATGTAAGAATGGTTTGTTTAAGAGGGAATTTGTATTTGACAAATGCACATAATTTTGTTAAAACAAGTAATAATCTTTATAAAGGTAAATTTATACATAAAAATAATCACACTATATGTGGAAATATAGATATTCAAATTGGAGAGTGTGATATATTTAGAATAATGAATAAAGATTTAGTTATTGTTAAAATACTCAATGTACCACCGAAGAAAGATATTTTGAAATATTTTTTACCTAAAACAACACCATTGATATGTAAAGGGGTATTATTACGTAGAGAACAAAGTGGTACCATTCATAGAAATCCAATTGATAATATAAAATTATTACAATCTACTCATCTAAATGAAGAAAAAATTGGTTCTATTAAAGTCGATTTATGGTGTGGTATAGCTAACAATCAGACTGATGTAGGTGATTGTGGTTCTTTATTGATTGCACAGACTGAGAAAGGTTACTGTTGCTTAGGTATTCATATAGGTTCAGATAAAGAAGTACTTCGTAGAGTTTGTTCTAATGCTTTTAGTATTGAAGATTTTCCTCATATTTTTCAAGAAGCCACTATTGAAGGTTCTGACTATTCAATGATTAGTAGTGAAACCATCCAAAGAAATGTTACAGATTTGCATCCTAAATCAGTTTTTCGTTATATACCAGAAGGGTGTGCTGAAGTATATGGATCATTTACAGGTTTTAGAAATAAATCAAAGAGTAAAGTAGAACCAACAATATTAATACATGCCTTAGATAAATATGGATATAAAATAAAACATGGTAAACCAGTAATGAATGATTATAGACCTTGGAGAATAGGAGCTCTAGATATGTTATCTCCTATAACTCAGTTGAACAATAATATTTATGATAAGGTCACCAATGATTTTATATCACGCATACTATCTAGATTACCTGCAGAGCGTATAAATCAATTGTGTGTGGTTAATGCAAAGATAGCAATCAATGGTAAACCTGGTGTTAGTTTTGTAGACAAAATAAATAGAAATACTAGTGCAGGAAATCCTTGGAAGAAGAGTAAAAGACATTTATTATTGAATTTGACACCAGATGAAGAGTATGATTTCCCAGTTACTATGAATGATGAGATTATGCAGCGTGTTGATACTATATTGAGTCGATATAGAGAAGGCAAGAGATCGTATCCAAATTTTTGTGCGCATTTAAAAGATGAAGCAACTACTTTTAAGAAAATAATGTTGGCAAAATCACGTATATTTGGAGGTGCTCCTGTTGATTGGACTATTATAGTGCGTATGTATTTATTAACTATGGTTAAATTGATCCAAGAGGAACAGGAAGTTTTTGAGAGTGGACCAGGTCTGATAGTTCAATCATTGGAATGGCATCAATTATATGAGTATCTCACGCATTTTGGTGAGGATACGATAATTGCAGGTGACTATAAAGCATATGATAAGAAAATGTCTCCCATAGAGATTTTATCGGCTTTTAAAGTTTTGATATCATGTATGAAGAAGAGCGAGAATTTTAAACCAGAAGACGAGATTATCTTGTGGTGTATTGCACATGATACATGTATGGCTTTATATGAATTCAATGGAGATTTGGTTATGTTTTATGGATCTAATCCTTCAGGGCATCCATTAACAGTTATAATAAATGGAATCTTAGGATCATTGAGAATGAGATATTCATATGAAATACTAAAAC